TGGTATAGCAGCTTCCACCGAAACAGATCCAGTAGTTGCGTCTATTAATAAACAGCTAACTATGGCTACGAAGCAGGCACAAGATCAAATACGTAATTTAAGTGCTATGCAAGCTATAGTAGGCGTAGAAAAAGACATAGGAAAAATTAAAGAAACATTAGACTTAGACTTGCAAAAAAATCAAGCAGAACGCGAAAGCTTAGAAATACAAAAACAAATTTTAGATTTACAAGCTCAAGGTACTGACATAGTTTCAGAAGAGTTACAGCAGCAGATAAATGCCAAAGACAATAGGTTATTGGAATTAACACAGCTAGACAAAAAATTAAAATTAGATGCAGAAATAGAAAGTGCTCTATTGACAATGAGAAAAGCTTTGAAGATGGAGAATACCAGTATTGCAAATGCTGCAAACGAAATAGCAAAAGCTAAAACTAAAGAGCTAGAAAATATAAACAAACAGATTCCACTTGAAGATAGATTATTACAAATTAGACGAGAACAATTTAATATACAGCAGAAAGCAAGACGCGAAGAAGAACGTAGAGCAGAAGCACAAGCTTTACGCGAATTAAAAGCTGGCATAGCTGGACAAGAAACTGAGTTAGCATTACAATTAGCTGAACGTCAAGCCGGATTAAGTTTATTAACACCTAAAGATATAGCAATGATTAGAGGTGGCATAGCTAGATCTCAAACAGAATCCGAGGCACAACAAGCAGCGGCCAGAGCTTTAGATGAGTATAACACTAAACTTGCAAGAATAAAAACTGAACGTGATATTGCATTTGCAGCTGCTGGAGAAGCTGGTTTGGATAAAGCTACAATAGATAGATTTGTTGAACAGGGATTAGCCGCAGAAACATATTATAACACTCAAGTTGCCGGGATAGAGCGCGTTAAAAATGCTAAATTAGGTTTAGTTAATTTAGATTTATTGGAAACAGATCGCCTAACTCAATATGGAAAAAAATTAGAAGAGGTTTTTAAAGGCTTAGAGGATCAGCTTATTAGTTTTGTAGAAACAGGAAAATTTAATTTTAAAGACCTTGCAAAGACATTTCTTGCTGAAATATTACGAATTGAGCTAGCCGCACAACGAGCTGAGTTTTTAAAAATAGCAGGTGGCGGCCGCGGTATACTTAGTTCAATAATTTCATTGTTTGGTGGCAGTGCCATGGGAAATGCTTTTAATAACAAAGGTATTATGGCATACGCTAAAGGTGGAGCATTTACTAATCAAGTAGTTAATAGTCCCACAGTATTTAAAGCTGGAAATGGCCTTGGACTAATGGGAGAAGCTGGACCAGAAGCAATAATGCCCCTAAAGCGCATGAGTAATGGCAGGCTAGGTGTAGAAAGTGAAACTAATAAACCAGTAGTAAACTTTAATGTTCATAACTACAGCGGTCAAGAAGTAAAAACACAAGAAACAACTGATAGTCGTGGAAACGTAAGCATTGATATTATGGTTGGCGGTATGGTAGGTAGAGAGATTGCCAGACCAGGTGCTGCTCCTAGAGAAGCAATAGCTAATTCATTTGGATTACGTCCAACATTGATTAGGAGATAAATATGGCATCAATATCTTGGCATCCTAATTTACCACAAACTCCATTAAAAGGTTTTACCGAAACCGGCGGAGTTCTACTAGCTAGAACTCCAATGGACAAGGGTATGCCTAAAATGCGTAGATTAGGTCAACGTCCTAGAACTATGAATATGACGTTTTTAATGACAGATTCGCAAGTAGAAGATTTAGAGGATTTTGTATATAATACACTAAAAGGCGTATTTAGATTTAATTTTAATCACCCTAGAACTAAAGTTAGCGAAGAAGTTAGGATTATTCCTAGTGGTGATGGTCAATTATTTAATATAACATACGTAGCTCCTGGGTATTATAATGTTGAAATCCAAATGGAAGTATTACCATGAGAAGTATGTCTCTACAAGCTATAAGATCAGTACTATCACCAGAAGGTGGTGATGATTTTATAGTTTTACTAACTATTTATGATCCAGATGAAACAGGAACTATAATTGCTAGAGTTGCTGATGGCTGGACCCAAAGGCTGAGCACTAGTGCAACTATTGGTGACGCAGACACTGGCGGACCTATTAGCCATAGCACAGATTTAGATGATGTACTATATGGAGTAGTTAGTAATAGTCAAAACTTTATATTTTTGCCGCTTGATATTACCTTGCCAGATGAAAATGATGGTAAATCGTCACGCTGTCAGATAAATATCTACGATGTAACTCAATATTTAACACCATTAATACGTACTATTAATGGACCACCAAAAGTTAGATTAGATGTTGTACTATCTAGTAGTCCTAATACACCTGAAATAACTTTTACTGATTTTTATATAACTAATATTAGTTATAATAGAGATGTTATTAATTTTGAGCTTAACATGATTAATTTTGACTTGGAGCCATTTCCACAACATAGTTTTACTCCGCAATATTTTCCAGGATTATTCTAATGTGGTCAAATAAATATATCGGTATACCTTTTAAAGATGGTGGTAGAGATAGCAATGGATTAGATTGCTGGGGACTAGTACGTCTTGTTTACAAGAATGAGTATAATATAGCCTTACCTAGTTTTAGCACCAGTTACACTACTGTAGACGATACTGCTAGACTACAAGAGTTAGTTGATCAATATAAAGAAGGCTGGACCCAAATTGCAGAACCTTATGAAGGTTCTGTTGTACTACTTAAAACAATGGGATCAGCTACGCACGTAGGCGTACTAGTCAATAATCATCAGTTCTTGCATGTTAATGAAGGTACTGATGTAACAGTTGAAAATTTAGCAAGCCATCGCTGGAATAAGCGTGTAATTGGTTACTATAAGTACAGTACAGAACGTGCGGCTATATTAAATGCTGCACCTCATCCATTACGTACTCAGTTATACACACTACCAGTTACACCAGGCACTACTTTAAAAGAAATATCAGATTGGTTATTTGAAAAGTGGCAATTAAGCAAGAAAATAGCACAAAAAATTATTATAATTGTTAATGGTCAAGTTGTTGAGCAAAGCAAGTGGGGTGGTTTTGTAGTACAAGAACATGACCGCATAGAATATCGCGCACTAGCTGGTAAAGGCAATGGAGCTACTATATTTAGATTAGTAGCAATGATTGCTATATCTTTTGCTGCACCATATCTTGCTGGAGCACTTCAAGCAAGCATGAGTGGCAATTTATTTATGACCGCTTTAGCGCAACAATTTGCCGCCGGTTCAGCATTTTTAGTTAGCGGCTGGACAGGTGCAGCACTAACAGCAGGCATAACACTAGCTGGCAGCTTACTAGTAAATGCAATTGCACCTATTAGACCGCCTGGACAAAATACAAACGATCCTGGTAATGCAGAAGCACAATTAATTGCTACAGGTACTGGCAATAGATTAACTCCATATGAGTCTATACCAATTGTACTTGGTAAAATGAGTATAACACCACCACTTGGTGCTGTTAATTATGTTACCTACCAGGACGAACGAGATACGTATTTATCACTAATGCTTACCTGGGGATATGGACCACTAGTATTAGTAAATTCTACACCAACACTGCAAGCTAGCAGTGGTGGAGCTGGACTTCGTATAGGCGAATTAGCTGCCAGCGATTATACTATTGATGCCATTGAACACCTAAATATGTATCATCCTAGTAGCGGCACACTAGTTGCTCTAGGCGGTGATCAAACAAAATTTGATACTATTTATGGCACAGACGTAGCACAGCATTTTAGAAATTTAGAACTAGTAAACAATACACATCCATTTGCTGGCAGTGTGGCTAGTCCGTCGCCTATAGAAGCTGCTGTTGCAGCACTGCCTGGCGGCACGCCGGCCAGCGAACGGTATACAACTATAGAAATAGCAGTGCACTTTCCCCAAGGCTTACGTAAAGTAAAGGCTCAAGGCGAAAATGCTGGTAAATCTTTTGCATTAACTGATAGTGCAAATGGCGGAAATTACCCTGTAAAAGTTAAATATGAGTGGGATATAGGCAGTGGTTGGACCGCTATTACTTCACTTACAACTGCTGGAGAAGCTAGCGGAGTTGTTGTTTATGGCACCGAAAACAAAAAAGATGCTTTTACAAAAACACATACTGTAGATTTACCTACACCTACTACAGTAGGTGTAAAAGTACGCGCTACTAGATTAACTGGTGGTTGGGCTGATCCACCGCAAGAAGGTACTAGTGAGTATAATAATTTTACTGCTAATAGCGGTAGTTGCTATGTATACTCAGTACAAACTGCCAGCCGAAGTGATGATAATTATACTTATACTGATAGCTATGATGTAGAAGCAATTGATAACTCTATAACCACTAGAGCAGCANNNTAGATGGGTTGCTGACAGTAATGCATTAATTAAACAAGCAGAAGATTGGCGATTTGCTCATCAAGTTAACTTACTATCATTAACTGTTCGTAGAAATGCTAAACCAACTAAAAATCCTCCTAATAGCACAATTACTAAAACAGCTATACGTCTTAAGTCTAGCCAAGAAATAAATGGGCAATTAGAAGGAATTAATGCTGTAGTACAAACTTACGGCCGTGATTGGAAAGGTGGTAATAGTCTAACTATTGATAAATCTAGTTGGACATTTGATGCAATTGATAATCCAGCCAGTTTATTATTACACGTGTTAATTAGTTCTGCTAACCCACGACAAATAGCTTGGAATGATGTAGAAACTCGTGTAGATTTATCAAAGCTACAATACTGGCACTATTATTGCCAGCAAAAAGGTTTTAAGTATAATGCCATAGTTGCACAACAACGCAGTATGCTAGATGTAATGCGTGATATTTGTGCCGCTGGACGAGCAAGTCCTAGCCTAGTAGACGGTAAATGGACAGTTGTAATTGATGAACCTAAGGCAAATATTGTACAGCATTTTAGTCCACATAATAGTTGGGGCTTTGAAGGCACTAGAGTATTAAATAAACTACCTGAAGGGTTACGAGTTAATTATTATGATGAAAGTGATAATTACCAGAATTCAGAAATAATATTGTATAAAACAGGTTATAATGAAGATGGTAGTGGAGGAAAAACTGCTGCCAAGCTATTTGAAACTATTCAGTTACCTGGAGTAACTAATGCAACACTAGTTGAAGACCATGCTAGATGGCATATGGCACAAGCTAAGTTACGTAGAGAAGTTTATACACTTAACACGGATTTAGAGTATGTAATATGTAATCGTGGTGACAGAGTAACTGTTACGCACGATGTACCCCTATGGGGCAGTGGCAGTGGTAGAATTAAAACTAGACTAGATGCTAAAACTTATGTTTTAGACGAAGCTGTATTAATTAATCCAGCAAAACAATATCAAATAAAAGTTCGTAGCAATAGTTATCCATTAGAAAATACAGTAGCAACTATAGTTAATAGCTTTACTATTGCTAGTTCAGTACGCGCAAGTAATATTGTTACAGCAACTGTAGTAGATAGCTATCACCCATTTAGTGTAGGCGATATACTAAACATTACTGGATCTACCGATTCAACGTTTAATAATGCTACAGCAACAGTTATAGAAGTTACTGCAAATACTTTTAAATATGAAGATGCTGGTAGTAATGGTTCTAATGCAGGTGGTACAGTTACCTTAACCCAAGGTTTATATCAAAAAATAGCCGTATCAGCAAACATAGGTGTAAAGGCTGAAACAAGTGTTAACTTAGCTGACAGCGGAGATTTATTCTTATTTGGAGAAACAAGTAGAATATCCAATGATTTATTAGTGTTAGGTATTGACCCAACTAATAGTAAATCAGCAAAACTTACGCTAGTTGATTATGGAGTTTATACAGATCCAGTTACTCCAGCTAATAGCTATAATATATTTAATGATTATTTAACACTTAGCGAATCAACTATATTTGCTACAAATATTACACTTCCTGAATCATTAACTAGTTTACAATTAACAGATGTTCCAACAATAACTAGTTTAAGTAGTGGTGTAGGTGATGCAGAAGTTGTAAGTCCAGGAGTTTATAGATATAGAATTCGTGTAAGCTATTCTAATAATGCTACAAGTTTGTCACAATATATTCAACAAGTAGAATGTCAATATGACTTAGTTGGTGTAAATGATTTAGAGCGTAGCATTATAGTAAAATACGATGCAAATACAGTTTATATACCAGATGTAGATGTTGGTAAAACTTATAAAGTTAAATTACGCTATATTACTCGCGATGGCATTACCGGACCGTGGTCTAGTGAAAGCACACATACTGTACTAGGTAAAACAAGCAATTTAGATAGTGTAGGCTATATTACTGCTATACAAAAAGGAAAGTTTATAGAATTAAATCCAGTTATTAATCCTATGCCTGTTGATTTCAAGCATTTCGAAATACGTGTTTGGAAAACAACAAAACAAAACAGTGATTTCTGGAGTTATACCAGCACAGTTGCAAATGGACTAATAACTAGCAGTGGGGTATCAGCACAACCAACAGTATTTAAAATTGTTAAAAGTACTGGTATATGTACTGTAGATTTAACAGAGTTTGCACAGCCAAGAATTAGTGAAGCAGGAGTAGTTTACAATGTTGCGTGTAGAGCAGTAGATAACGCCGGTAACTATAGCAA